TCTTTTTTAGGTAACTCGTAGTTGTGCTTGCCGCGTACTTGATTAACCATGAAGTCAACGTAACGGTCTACAGTCTCATCCCAATTTTCACGGCGCTGTTCGCTGTCCAGCCAACGCGCATAACGTGATTTGTGGATAAACTGTTGATATGGGGTAGGTAACATGTTACTCATTGGATTTCCTCTTTTTCTTTTGGTAGCCAAACGTCAACATCTGCTTGACAGTTTGGACAGTGTAGGTTTGTTAACATAGCGATGTTCTCGTTTTCTTCTGACATATCGTGGTCACAACCCCAGATAAGTTCAGTATTGCAATGCCAGCAGTTCACTTTTCTGTCTCCTCTATTAATCTTTTGAGGTAGTAGTCTGCTTTTTGCAGGTCTTGGACTCCGCCTTTATCCCTGTATCGCCAGAGATACTTTGCGATGTTTCCTTGCAGGTAGTATTGAAACCCATCGCCTGTCTGCGCCTTGATTGCGTCAAGGCACTCGATACCTGCCTGATTATAGTGTGGCGGCTTGTTAACCATGTCGACATTTCCGTACGCCTCTTTACCTGCTTGTTCATATTGATCGTCAAGTTCTTTCATAATCTTGCTGTAGCTTGTCATCTGTTATCTCCGCTACCCTGCAGCTTGTTTTCCCGTGAACGCTTCTTGAGTTTTTCAATGTTCATATTTGCTATGTGTTGCATAGTGTATCCCAAGTCGTTAGCTAGATTAGCAATGTACCACATTACATCCCCCAACTCAACAGCGATAGCTAAGTTAGAGTCCGTGCTACCGTCCCGTATAATCTTCTTAACCTTGTCAGCGACCTCGCCTGCTTCCCCTGCTAACCCTAAAGCAGGGTATATCACCTTATACTCTTCAGGGTAGATAGCGGTTTTCAGAGCTTCACTTTGATAGTAATTTATGTGCCATTGATCTTTCATTGTTTCTTTCCAAAATCTACTTTAATAATGTTAGCAGTAGTAGAAGTAATCATAGACTCTAAAAAGTCTTTGTCATCTTCATCGTCCGAAGCTGCCTCTTCAGCCATGCTCTCTGCCATAAGGCTGTACTCTATTTCAGCTACGCCCTTGTCGTACATCTCGTCTGTATTCTCTCTTAGCTGAGTCATAACCGCATGAAGCATAATGTAAGCAGGTGTAAAGTCTTCATCTTCTTCGTAGTCTTTAGATGTTGTGTCGTACCCCTTAACAGTAAAAGCACCTTCACCAGAATCCTTAAGAACTATGTAATACCTTCCACCTAGCAATGACCCTGCTTCAATCTGAGCGTCTATCTCATCCATTACACTATCGTCGTTATCATTTGTCATTTCTTTTTCATCCAATCTGTAGGCACACCACCTTCTGCCCATTTAAAGTCGTGACGCTCACACCAATCAGCGTACGTGGTTTTACTGCCTCTGTAAATCTTATTGTTTGCATTCATAAAAACAAATCTAATATCTAAATTAGGATGCTGCGCTTTTACCAAAACCATCTTAACACGGTCAGCTTTACACAGGTGTCCCTTTGCCTCTACATGTATGTCACTATCCGGCAAATAAAAATCAGGGGTGTATGTTTTAGGTTTGGGTATGTATGTGAATTTAAAGTTTTCATAGTCAAAGCTAATGTCTCTGTCTTTAAGAGAACGAGCTATACTTAGCTCAAACTGTGACCTAAATCCCGCTAGATGCTTCACACCAGAACGCCTATTGAAGCCAGCCTTTGTTTTAGATACCCTGCGAGTCTTGGGGACAGTCTTTGAATACCTTCTAGTTCTTCGACTAGGGGCTGAATCGGCACACATATATTAGCTCCTTGATGAGAGAGCATACCTATCTTCTGTAGCTCCCCTTCTACAGTTCGTATGTCTCTAGCGTCTGTATCCGGCATAAGGTATCCACTACTGGTGTAGTTCTCCCGTAAAGTAAAAGGCAGTCCTCGCTCGTGTTGACGAAGCCAGACAATCTTACGCTCTCCCCCTGTACCGTTAACAGTCTCTATATAGAGGTGATGAAGATGGTCATTCATCTCCATCAAATCTATAGAGTAGTTATGCACTCTAATAAAAGGCATACTACAGTTCCTTTTTCTTTAACTTAGTGTACCACACACGAGGTGGGTTTTTCGCCTTAGATGTTACCTTATCATGTAAAACAGAATCAGGCCAACAATGATTTCTGTGTCCACAGAAGTTACAGCTTTTATTAAGAAGCTTGTTTCCTGTCTTAACTACTTGACCATCTCGACGGTATGTTTCGTCTTCTGGTGGAAACTTAACAAAAGGAGAATCAGGATTTAGTAAAGTTCTTACCCTTTGCTCTGCATCTTCTAAGTATCGTTGCTTATCACTATCATGCCACTCTGGTACGGAAACTTCAAGTATCTCTCCCGAAGATTTGTTGACTACCAGCCAGCCACCGAAAGGCATTCCCATAGATTCACCGTACAAGTAGCCTTGCATGATATACCCAAATGGGTCTTCTTCTAGTAGCTTCTCATAGCCACCCTTGTACTTGTTTTTGAATGCCCAATCACTAGCTGACTTCACATCCCAAACGCGCTCTACGCCCATCTCATCCCTTATGATTAGGTCTAACGTACCCTTTACTGTGTACCCTGCTAGCTCTAGCTCACATGGAGTTTGATAGTCTACGATATCAACGCCTGCTTCTCTAAGCACAAGCATAAGTGCCGCTTCTGTTAAATCACCAAACAAAAAGCGAAAGACAGAGTTATATTCCATCTCTTCTTTTAGGCCATCTCTGTCTAGCATCTGCTGACACATGGGACGGCCTAGACCAGACATACGAATATACCAATCTCTTTTCTTTCTTTTTAGTTGTTTTGCGGCAGAGGATTTACAATCTTCAGTGTAAATACCAAGAGAAACAGGGGAGACATCTACTTCCCCCCTGCCTGCTTTATCTAAAAAGTCTTGTATTTTAAGCAGCGTTAGCATCGAAATCTGCCGCTAAGTCTAGGTCATCATCCGCAAGTAACTTACGGGCTTGGCGGTTCTTATCCATAATCATGTTATTATGTTTCTTAACCGTTTCACCAAACATGCCCATCAACTCTTTATCCGTATCAGTGATACTCACCTCACCCAACAAAGTAGGTACAGGTATAAAATAGGTAACACTACCTTTTTTCTTTCTGTCTGTACGCAATAGGATAGAACATTTCTGCATCAGCTTTTTCTGACGAGTAAGGTTATCAATAAAATCACCGATAGGCTTGTACCCAGACTTCTTAAAGTACGCCACTGCAGGTTCATTGGTTAGCTCAACTTCCGTACCATCTGCCGCTTTAAACGTGCCACTAATCTGTCCATAGAGGATTTGATTACATGCAACCGCACGAGAGCGCATCAACACCTCTTCAGATGCAGTCTCTTCATTATCGCGGGACAAGCGCCCACATTTGTTACCGCCATCATCATCTGGAAACTCACCAGATAGATTAGGTTTCTGTACAGATTTACAAGCAAAAGTAGCTTCTTCCGCATCCCACAAGCTATACTCAAACGTACGCAAGATAGGGCGGTATGTTACTTCAGATGCAAACAACATCTGACCGTTTACAAATATTTTCCAATCACCTTTAGTGAGGGGCTTACCATCATCTGTATCGGTATCATAGTTAATACTGAGGCGAGGTAGTCCTGTTCTTTGTGTTTGATTTCCCTGACCTGATGCCTGCATCAGAGCCGCTTCATCATCGTTATTAAAAGCGGATAAGATTCCGTCCAAATCGTCCATTACTGTTAAATCATTAGAGTCCATATCATTCTCCTAAAAGGTTGTCGTAGAGTTATTCTACAGTTCGACTTCAGATAAGTCAAGCCAATTGTGGCCTATTTTTATCTCAATGTCAACGGGCATATCATAATCTATCCCGTATCTGGCTTTTGCTTCTTCAGGTATCGACAGCATAGCTTTCTTCATTAACCTGATACAAATATCTTTTTCGTCTGGGTGTACATCCATGACGATTGAATCGTGTACTGTGTTACATATTACAGAGTGTATGTTTGTTTCTTTTACGTACTGCTGCAACCGTACCAAGCACATAGGCAGTAGGTCAGCCGTAGCAAAGCCCTGAACAGGGTAGTTGCAGATAGCAGTACGGTTGGTAGCTGTACCCCACTCCGTCCACTTACAGCCCGGAAATGCGTACTGTCTTCCCGACGGTAGGCTTATCTCTTGCTCTCTTACCGCCTGCTTCTGTAAGTACTCATGCCACTGCGTAACGCCTTCATACTTTTCTTTAAAAGCACGATAGTATCTTTGTTGATTTTGTGTCCCACTTACACCGCCGTAAAGGGGCTTAAAGGTGTGTGCCTTTGCTTCCTGTCTAGTACAGCCGATAACACTGGCAGTATAGGTGTGTACATCTGTACCGTCCTGTACATCCTTATACGCTTGAGAGTCTTTAGCTAAGAAGCCTGCTACTCTAAACTCTAGTTGTGAGTAGTCCCCTTCCAGTATGTATCCACCATCGAAACGACTTTCGACAACTTCCCTGATTGCGAATGTCGAGCCGCGTGGCATATTTTGGAAGTTCGGATTGCGACTCGAAAGGCGACCCGTCGCTGTAATACACTGCATAAATTCTGGATGTATGAAACCTTTTCCGTCCACATTGTTCTTTATCCCATCTACAAAGGTATTCAGGTATGTTTTTAAAGCATTGTATCTTGTGTAGGACTCTACGAACTCTCGCGCATCCCCTTCTAATTCTACCCGCCTTGTCTCTAGTGTATCCTTGTCGGTCTTGAACCCCGCAGAGGCAACATCCATAACATTACGAGGGACAAGCTTAAAGCCAGCAACCTCATTCAGCTTTGTGTACACTACCCCCTTGCCGTTGCAGGGCTTACATATCCTAGCTACCTTACTAGGTGTGCCGTCTTTGCGTAGAGGATGTGTTCTGCCTACTCCGTCACAGTGACTACAGCGATTACCTTGCGTCTTGTATACTACGTTAGTTAAGCTACGTACGTTTTCCTTAAACTCACCTAGCCGCATACGAGTACGCATCTTAGGCTTTCGAGTAGAGCCTCTCTGTTCTGTTCCTAGATTAAATACTGCTGACCAGAGAGACTTATCTTTTACTCTTCTAGAATACAGGAGTACAGACCTATCATCAGCACTTGCCAGATTAACGGGGGTATCACCCATTGCATTAGCGGCTAACGCTAGCAGACGAGTTTCCAACTCTTCCATCTCTGTGTGATACTGGTATCTAATTGTCTCTAGCTTATCTAAGTTTACCTTAATGCCATTGTACTCTATTTCTGATAGTACAGAAGTCATCTCTAGTGATAGTTTAAGCGTAGGTATCAACTTTTCTTGCATCAAATAATTCCTCAAATGTTGTGCTAAAAGCACTTAGCTGTTGAAGAGCAACATGCTCTGTGGCCTCTACGTCGGCCTTTCCGTATTCTTCCACGATAGTATAGGGTATGTCGTAAAACGTACAACCGGAATCTAGATAAGGTTTTACCAAATCCTTCTCCTTCTGTATACCCCCATACTTTTTAGCCATAGCATCCAAGCTCAAAGGCCAACGTCTTGCCTTAGATAATAAATACTCCGCAACCATCGTGTCGTACACTTGTCCCTCATACACATACCCACAAGCTTTTAGCCACTGCAAATCAAACTTTATATTCTGACCTACGACTACATCCGCTACGTTTAGCTGGTCTTGAAAGATACGATGCCCATCTGGTGTAGGCTCTCTATCATTGTGATACACACAGATATAGCTGGTAGGCATACCCAACCACTTATATCCAATAGACACCAGCATGTTTTCAAAGTACGGCATAGGCGTAGTGCTACCATTAGCCTTTAACTTGTGTGTTGTTTCTACGTCGAATGTTAATACTTTAATAGACATTATGACCCTGCCCGTGTCTGTGAATTTCCAGTACGCTGGATTTGATAGCGTGACAGTTCTTACATAAGACCTGACACTTTCTTACCTCACCCATAAGTTTTCTCAAAGAGCCTAGTGCTAGACGAGAAACGGGCTTTATTTTTGTTCGAGGGTCAACGTGGTCAAAGTCAAGAGCGTAGGGACTTTTACTATACCCACAATAACTGCATCCCTTTTCCACCTTGTACTTATTAAGGTGATATTTACGACGATTTCTACGAGCAGTTACCCACTGCACTTTTTTCTGTTTTCTATTCATTAGTAATAATACCCCGCACCTATTTCTATCTGAGCATTAATCATACCATGCCATCCGTTTATCTTATTCTTAGATATACAGATGTGACGTACAATGTTAGTAACCTCACTAGATCCTGTCTTACCAATCCCGATAATAATGTCAGCTTCACCAGCCTTGCCCGTTTTACTATTGTCCATCATAGAATAGTCGATGAACTGCCTGTCATGGGCATCGTTACTTGCCTGACTAACTGCCCATACCAGCATCTTGTTACGCTTGGCTATCTCTCTTGCCCGTACGTATGTTTCCTTAAGGCGCTCGTCACCTCTGTTGTATTCTCCCGCTACTCTGAACTTATCTAGCTGGTCGCAGAACATAACGTCAGGTTTGTTTAGCTTAGCGTACTCGTCAGCTTCTTCTATACTTGTACCTACAGAATCCATCACCTGTAAGAAAGGAGCAATTTCATTCTGATACATTTCTAAGTAATACGCCTTATGCTCTCGTAGCATTTCTTTTGTACACTCGTAATAGGATTGGATGATACGCAACTTAATCTTCTTTGCTGGTTCTTCATTAGCCCAATACACAACTTTCTTACCGTGCTTAATATAACCAGCCGCCAAGAAACAGCAGAAAGTAGTTTTGCCCACTTCTGGTCTGGCAAAAATTATACCTAAGTTACCCCTATACAATCCCGGAATTTCTTCCTCGATGAGGCGAAAGTCAAAAGGGAAGTCAGGGGTTTCTGATTCTGCTTCCAATAGCTGTTCTAAATCATCTTCTACTACCTCATAGGTAGTTTTATCGCTAATCCTACCGTCTTCAACTGATTCGATAAGGTGTCGCAAGTCCCCAAACTCTTCACTCTCACCTGTAAAGATAGCAATAGCTTTCTCCCCAATTATTCTCGCCCTATCTCTAAGCCAAAAGTTATTTAGAATAGATAGGTGTAGCTCTATATTCTCTGGATTACCTGATTCAAGCTGCATTACAATATCTTGTATCTTGGAACGTGTGCTATCTGGCATAGCAGGGTTCTTATCGTTAAACAGGCTGGATAGCTCCCGTACCGTTATACTGGATTCATAATTTGTGTGATAATACACAAGAGTATCATATATGCTTCTCATGTCACGCTGGAACATGTCTCTTTCGAGTATGTTTTTGGCACGACCAAAGAAGTTTGAATTAAGACAGAATCCTAATATCTGTAAATCAATTGATGTAGCTTCTGATGAACTCATCGTATTCTTCCTCATTCATGTTTTTTATATCTTTACCTAAGACAATCAGCTTTGTCCTTACCATACCAGTTAACTGTCTCACTATTTCTATTGCTTTGTCTGTTGCGTCTTTATCCAGAGCGACACCAACGTACTCGTAGTTACGAACAACATCGACATGCTCTGGCAATAAGTTTGTACCCATTAAGGCTACACCCGTATTATCACTTGCAAGACGACAAGCGCTAGCCACATCTTCCACAATGACACATCTTCTATCGTCTGAGCCACAGACGAAAGGATGTTTGCTATTTCCATACCTATACCATTTCGGATTTCTGCCATCGAGACTTCTGCCAACAGCATCAACAATCCGCCTTTCTTTCTTAACTAAAAAGACAGCGCGATTTTGTTTGAAATCATACCTGACATCCACAGCACCAGAAAGGTAAGCATCATAAGCGTTTACAGAACGAAGATAAAGTTCTGCATTAACATCACGAGACACACTGACAAACGTATCGGGTATCTCGAAAGGAGATTCGCTATGTTGCTTTTTTATTTCTGGGGTAATAGAGCGAGAGAAAGCGTGTGTTGCTTTGTCGCGTGTTAACGATAAAGATAATCTACCTGAAACATTGCAGTCAGCATGAAAGCAGTACCACATACGATATACGCCATCATCATTGACGCTAAAAGTATTCTTACCGTTACATGCTGGGCAGTCAGAACGAAGTCTGCCATCCGTTGCAATTTCCAAAGATTCCACATAAGTAAACAGCCAAGCTGGTGATTTCATTTTTCAATCCTCTGTCAAAGACATACCCCGTTATAAACGATATGACAAACTATGTCAAACAGAAATAATTTGCTAACTGTACTTAGTACGGGGAATGCTGGGGGGCTTGACAGGGTGATTATTTTATGATATTCATTTATGTATAACCTGTTAGGGAATCCCTATAGGGATATATTATTATGAAATATATTAATAAAATCAATCCTATAGCTAAACTATTAAGGGATAGTAAGTATCGTAAACAAGTTATTCCTAACAAGAAAAAGAAAAACAAACATAATGTAAAAAACTGGCAAAGAGATTACGAGGATGGCAAGACCAAATAAAATCTATGAAGATACAAAAGTCTACAATCTGAGTATATCTATTGTTGATTGGGACAAACTATCACACATTGCAAAAGAAGAAACAGAAATACATGGCACACAAGTCAGTGTGGCTGACATGATTCGTTCTGTTGTAAAATCTTATTTAGAAGCGTACGAGGAAGTAAATGACTGACGACGATAAATTTAATCTAAAAATATTTGAACGAGAGTATGACCAAGCATACGAGGCTGTCTTAAATGTATCGACTGCTCGACTAGGTGAGACAAGTAAAGATCTTATTAAATCTGGCAAAGCAGTTGACTTACGAAGAAACATACAGGTGTTTGTGGGAAAGACAGAAGAAGAGTGCAAGCGCTGGGTAAGGGCTAACATGGAACGCCTTAAAAAGTATAACACAAAATACGAAGTTAAAGGTTGACAAATATTCAACACTATTATATGACATAAGAAATGACGGCGGTGCGTGTTTTCCTCTACTCCTTCCGCTAGCCGTCACAAGCCCCTGCCAGTATTAAATGGCGAAAAGATACTGGTGGGGGCGGCATATTTTTCTGAACTGGCGACCTGCTGAACCTTGAGTTCACTATATAAGGTCACGATGAAGAAAAGAGAACAGGGCTGTCTTTCGGGGCGGCTCTGTTTTTTTGTGCTTGACATCCGTAAAAGTTTGCTGTATGGATAACTAATAATGCAAGTATTGAGAGGAAACAATATGCGCTCTAATAGCAAACTAATCATAAAAGCAAAGATGGACTTGGAGATTATAGACGATGAATGATACTAGTTCTTTACACATCCCAGAGTTTGCACATGGCTATCTGTTGTCAGAGTCGTACATGATATTTAACGTTGTACTAGAATCGGGTGAAACAGAAGAGGATTGGCAACAGATAAACGATACACCACTGTCATCAGGAGAACACTGCGACTATGCAGATTATGACCTTAACTTCTGGTATGATGAGGATGAGGACAAGTGGCACTGTACTGCCTATGAGATATGGCGTGATGAAGAAGGTGTGGCACATACAATTCAATCAGAGTATAGGAGATTGTGGTAATGCCTAGATATAAAGTAATGGCAACAGAGTATGTATACAAAGATACCTTTGTTTATGCAGAGGACGCAGAAGAGGCGTACGAAAAAGCACAGGGAGATATACATTGGGAAGTTGTAGGCGGGGACTTTGAAATTCACGCA